CCGATACATTTACTGACATGGGTACATCCATAGAGTTAGATGTTATCAGGCTATATAACTATGAAGATCTACCTCCTGTATTTAAAAGATACATAACTTACAGAGCATCAAGAATGGCAGCCACTCAACTTGTAGCTAACCCACAGCTTGTACAATTATTAGGCTCACAAGAAGCACTCAGTCGTGCAAGTCTTATGGAGTACGAATGTAATCAGGGTAATCACAGCATGATGGGATTTGAAGATGAAACTTCATACCAAACATATCAACCATGGAGAGCACTTAGAAGATAATGGCAGGCATTACACAAACTATCCCTAGTTTTATAAATGGGATTTCGGAACAGCCCGATCACTTAAAATTCCAAGGACAGCTTAGGGATATTGTTAATGCAATACCTGATGTAACACTTGGACTATATAAAAGACCGGGAAGTAAACGCATAGGAACTGCTCCTCTCTCTAATGTACAGAGTGGTGGTTCTTGGTTTCATTACTTTCGTGATGAGACAGAAGGATCTTATGTAGGTCAGGTTGCAGCTGATGGGCAAGTCAGAGTATGGCGTTGTAGTGACGGTACACTTATGACTACAGCCTATGGTACAGGTGGACAAACCGCAATACAAAATTATCTTGCAACAAGTGAACCAGAAAATTTACAGTTCCTTACTATTAACGACACTACCTTTGTTAGTAGTCGTGATAGCTCTAACGCTAATACTTTAATAGGTACTACAGGAACTACAGATGATAGACCAGAAGCTCACTGTGCTATGATCGAACTACTACGAACAGAAAATGGACGTCAATACGGTATTAATATATACGATAGCTCTGCTACTTCTAGCCTCACTACTGTAAAAAGAGCTACACGTATAAGAATTAGTGCGAATACATTAGATGAATCTGATGGTACAGGTCACTGTCCCAGTATAGGTACAGAGGTATTTAGTAAAGCTTCTGGAAGTAAAACTAATCTTATATTTAGAATTACAACTTTAGGTCAGCAAGGTGTTAGCCCTAACTATAGTGCTAGCAGTAATGGACCGGGTGGTAACAACTACAGATGCAGCTATCAACCAGAGGTAACACTACTACACGGTGGTGAAGGCTGGGAGGTAGGTGACACGGTAACTGCTACTATGGAAGGTGCTGATTACACTGTACGTGTAGAAGAAATAGAAACTACAACAGTTAAAGCTACATTATCTAGCGCAGGCGATGGGCTTATTCGACCTACACCTACACCTTTTGATGCAGACACAGCCGTTACAGCTGATACAATTTTAGCTGGTATAGTTAGTGATTTACCATCTGGCGTAACTGCTAAAGTTATCGGACCGGGTATATATTTATCAAGTGCAAACCCTTTTAACGTAGAAGTAGCAGAAGAAGATCTCATGCGAGTCTTTCAAAAATCAGTTAATGATGTTACTTTACTACCTAATCAATGCAGGCATGGCTATATAGTTAAAGTATCTAATGCTAGGATGTCTGATGAAGATGATTACTTTCTTAGATTTACTGGAGAAAATGATTTAGATGGAGCAGGGTCATGGAGTGAATGTCCAGAACCGGGTATAGCTAAGTCTTTGACTAACATGCCGTTAGTTATACAGCGTACAGCTACAACTACATTTACAGTTAAACAGTTTACATACCAAGATAGACGAGTAGGTGATGATAATACTAACCCTATGCCCACATTTGTAGGTAAACGTATTAACAAAGTATTGTTTTTCCGTAACAGATTAGCATTATTAGCAGGCGAAAACGTCATATTATCTAGACCGGGTACGTTAGGAACCCCTGACTTCTTTATAGAATCAGCTCTAACCGTGTCAGCTAGTGATCCTATTGACATATCTGCTGCCTCTATGTTCCCATCTGATATATTTGATGGTATAGAAATTAATGCTGGACTACTGGTATTTAGTACAAACCAACAGTTCTTACTGTCTACAGACGATACGGTGCTAAATCCTGATACAGCTAAGTTACGAAGTGTATCTACATTTAACTATAACAAAGATATATCTCCTATATCGCTTGGTACGACTATATCCTACCTAGATAACTCTGGTAAATTTAGTCGATTAAACGAAATGGCTAACACATCTAGAGAAGGAGAACCTGATGTTGTAGAAATCAGCAAGCTAGTGCCTACATTACTGCCAAAAGATCTTGATTTATTTACTAATTCCAGAGAAAACTCTATTATATTAATAGGTAAAACTAACTCAGATATAGTTTTTGGCTATAAATATTTAGCAATAGGTGATAAACGGCAGCAGCAAGCATGGTTTAAATGGAAACTAAACAATCCATTACTGTATCATTTTATTATAAATGACGAATATTTTTATCTAGATACAGATAACTTTCTACAAAGTATAAAACTTGTACAGTCAGACGATGATCCTACTATTGCTACAGCAGATGACACAAACTTTCTAATACATTTAGATAATCATACTACAGTTAGCGGTGGAGGTTATGATGCTGCTACAAATCTAACTACATTTAGTAATGTTAGTTGGCTCTCTAGTGTTACCACACCTAACTATAAGCTAGTAGTTATTGACGAAGGTGGTACACCAGCTCCTACTGCTGGTCAAGGTAGATATGCTGAATGTACAATCTCAGGTACAAGCTTTACTGTACCCGGAGATTGGCAAGGAATAACACTTACAATAGGTTACTTATATGAGTATCTTATAGAGTTTCCACGCATCTATCCGAAAAAAGTACAGGGAGAAAAATCTTTTGCCGATGTTAATTCTTCACTTATTGTACATAGAATCAAGTTACATTTTGGTGCTATAGGTATGTACGAAACAACACTAACACGTGTAGGAAAAGATGACTATACTGAAGTATATGAGTCAACACTGATGGACGCTTATAGTGCATCAAGAGTACCATATTTAGAAGAAGATATTAAAACTATACCTGTCTACGAAAAGAATAAAAACGTAGAAATTAGACTAAAATCAAGTCACCCAGCTCCAGCTACCCTAAGAGCTATGGCATGGGAGGGAGACTACTCACCATTATTTTACAAACGTGCCTAATTACATACACCCAATTACAACTGAGGCTGCTACTGAAGTAGCCTCTAACCTACGTCCAGACGACCTCAGAGAGGTGGTAGAAGGTCACGGGCTAGATCCTATGATCTTCCTACCTATGGTCGCTCAGGAAGGCTCTGCTGTGTATTTCACAGTACCAGACGGCAAGACTGCCGGACTAGCCGGAGTAGGAGATGGTGGTTCAATCTGGATGTTATGTACACCAGAGATACACCGCTATCCCATCACATTTGCGAGAGAAGCCAAACGGTATGTCGATAGCCGTAAAGAGCCACTCTTGTGGAACATAGTAGACTGTAGAAATACAGTACATTTAAAACTGTTAAAGTTTTTAGGTTTTAAGTTCCTACGTAAAGTCAGGAATGGACCATACAATTTAGAATTTATAGAATTTTGCCGTGTGCGTAGATGCTAATGCGTCAGCTAGAAGAGCTGCGCAAGAACGATGGGCTCAGAAAGATGCTAAGTATCGTTCAGAATCCCTAAAATTTTGGAACAGAGAAACGTCTGCTGTTCGTGGTATGCAACGTGCTGCCACAGGTTATAGTCGAGCTATTAGTAATGACTACCAGCGAGCCTTGTATGTACAGGGTCAAGCGAGGAAAGCTTACCAAGCAGGCTTTATAAAATATCAACAATCAAAAGGGTCAGTCGACGAAGGTGGTCGAGACAGAAGAGCTAGAACTAAAGGATTAGTCGCTCTGACAAGAGCAAGAGGACAGCTAGATAATGCTGTACAGAAAGAGTTTGGAGTACAAATGCAGAGACGCTATCGAGCACGAACTCTACAATTCCAAGGTGCACAAGCTAAATCAAGAGAAGCACTTGGTATACGACCAGAATATGGTGCTCCAGTTATGATGCCTCCAACCGATAGACTTAGTGGTGCATTAAGTATTGCAAGTCAAGTTGCTAGTATTGTATCAGGATTTGGTGGACTACCTAATTTAGGTGGTAGTAAAAGTGCAGCAGATGCTTTTAAACTACCAATAACAGGTGCAGAAGTACCATCTGATATATTTGGTGGTATACAAGGAAACCCGTTTGACCCCTCATTTGTAGGCGGTAGTCCGTCTTTATACGAAGGTTTTAGCTAATGACACAATCTTATTTTGAATATCTAGGGAGACAGGAAGCTGCTCCCTTTACTAACGAAAAGTTAGATTACGAACCTACAGAACCTGATCTAACTAAACAAGTCAACGATCAGATTGACAAGAATATACAAGACCGTAAAGAGTTTTTTCAAGCTAATATAGATAACTATAATGCTACAATGCAAGCTAGGTCTCAGCGAGTTAATGATATAATTAGGTTGACTACGAAAGGTAGGGCATTACTATCACAACGTCAAGAGTATCTAGAAGATAAAAAAGCTTTTGACGAATTATCAGAAATATACAACGATCCTGAGAAACGTGGAACTTATGCTACTGTTGAAAAAAACATTGAACAAGTAGAAGGCGAACTTAAAAACGACGAAGATGTAGAAATTGCAACTATTGAGTCGTCAGGTAAAGACACATCAGGTCAAGTTGTCTCAGGTACACAGCTATTAGATTTTAAAAAAACTATAACAGCTGAAGAGTTTTTAAACGGTAGACATGCGTCAAAAAGCATGCAAACCTACTGGCCTATATATCTACAAATAGCTAAGGGCAGTTTAACTTACAACAATAAGTTATATGAAGACTTAACATTCTCAGAACAACAAGAATGGATGAAAGTTGCAGGGGCTAACTTTGTAGCTATGTTTGCAAAAGCTAATCCTAAAATGACTGAAAGTCAAGTCATTACTAATTTTATGCCTAGCTTTGACTCTACATCTAAGGCATGGGCTGGTCAAGCATTTGATGTACAAAATAATGCTGTTAATCAGTTACGTTCTAATACATCTACTCAAAACTATATTAATGCTATTAAAGTATCAGCTGAAGCGTACAATAATCCAAATGTTAAATCTGCTACCATCAGTAGTGTCTATGACAAGTCTGGTTTTATACAGAATAAAATAGAAATACTTAAAGCAACAGGTGATCCTAACCCAGCTCAAACAGCTAACAAAATGTGGACTGACATGATAGTTCAAGGTATTGGACAGGATCAGTTTACTGAGCAAGATATAGAATATTTATTATATCAAGATAAGTTTGTAGCTGCACAGCACAAAGGTACTAACAAGTTATCAAGCTATTATGATATACAACCTAAAAATGCTAACAGAATAGCACAGGCTTTTATAGATAGAAATACAGAAAACAACAGAGACTCAGAACTTAAGAGAATACAAGATCTAGAGAAAAGGCTTTTAGATGGTCAAGAAGTTCCACAAGATATATTGACCACATTTACTAATGAAGATCTAAGAACTAAAGCAGAGCAACTGTTAGCTGCTGGTGAAGTAAGAGAATTTGACAGACCTGAGTTTGCAGTCGAGCAAGAATTATTTAAAAAGTTTTCTGCTGATAGAGCTAACTTAATTAATCCAAAAAAATTCTCTAACGACCCACAGTGGAGAGATCAGACTTCTGATAATATTTACAAGCAAGCTGGTGACTTTTTTAAAAAGAAATATCAAGAAAGATTTGACATAAGTGGTGATCGACCTGACGCACTAGAAAAAGCACGAGAAGCTACTCTAGCTGCTTTAAATAATGGTCAGTTCGACAACGTAATCAGTGAAGTTATTGAAGATAGTAAACTTTTAAAAACTGCCAAATTAGTAGACTTATATAACGCTGACATAAAAGCTGCTTTAAATTCTAGAGAATTACTAGCAGGCGAAGAAGATCCTGTACTTAATGCTGTAGATTATTTTAATGGTAAAACTGATAAATTAGATCATGTGTGGACTCGTCTTGCTAGACTATATAAAAACAAAGGTCCACTAAAGTTAGCACATGACAGATTAGTTGTACTTAACAAAATTAAACCTATACCATCTTTAATGTATAATGCAGATGTTAAGGTATTAGATAGCCCATTGTTAAATCATAAAAACAATGCTACTAAAACTATACAAGCAGCTGAGAATGGTATAACTAATAGTGAAAACTATAACGAAATGTTAAGTGCTTTATCAAAAAATCAAGAACAAAATGGTGGAGTAAATGCTATAAAAGATCCAGACGGAAACTATGTTACAGAATTACCATTAGGTAAACCTTTATCTGAACACACTATACAAGAAGTATATGGATTAGTTCAAGATGGTTACACTAATATAGGTCTATATGACATGACACCTACTGCATTAACACAAGTGTTTAATTCTAACATAGGAGTCATTGACTTTACAAAACCGTTTGACGAAGTAGCACAATCTAAGTTACTTATGAGCAGACTTTATCACAAAGCAAACAATCAGCACCTATTTGGTAATGCTGACACATCATACAGAAGACTGATGAATTTTACAGAAGATCAGATCGAACAGTATGAAAAACTAATTGATGAAATACCACCATTTATGAGATTAAACACACTTTACGGTCCAGCTGCTAAGGAAGCTATTGACCTAAACTTATAACTATGGAAGAAATAAATGTAGAATATGATCCTACGGGATTTACTTCTTCAGAAGAAATAGCGAAGCAGCTTGAAGAAGATTCTATCAAACAAGATAAAATCAACGAAGCTCAAGCACAAGCTGTTCAACTAGAAGAGAAACAGGAACAGGAACAAATAGATCCTAGAACGACCAACGATCAGTGGGGGCTTAAAGCTTTTGCTAAAGAAGGTCAGTCTATATTAACTGGTGGTATACAAGATACTATCTCTTCTAGCACTACATTTGCAGAACGTACATTCGATGCTGTAACTGGTAGGATGCAAGAAGAAAAAGAACAGCAAGGTTATTATAGACCAGACTGGGATCCATTTGTAGATGAAGATGATCCTATCATAACTAAAACATGGTGGGGTAAATTACTAAGAGGTACTGTACACTTTGGTAGTATGGCTGCCGGTATAGTATTATCAGCAAAAGGATTAGCCGCAGCTGGTGTACCTTTACTAGGTGCAGCTTCAGCTAAGATGTTAGGACTTGGAAGCATTACTAGAGCTATGGCTATTGGTAGTGTATCTGACTTAATATCTAAAGAATCCGATGGACATAATGCTCTTGGTGCTTTAACTAAACAGTATGGTTGGATGGATACTCCTTTAACTACAAAAGATACTGACCATCCTATGATGATGAAGTTTAAAAACATTGTCGAAGGTATGGGTATAGGCTTAATATTTGACGGAGCAGCACAGTTAATAGGTGGTGGTAGTAGTGCAGTTAAAAGACAGATAATACAGCGTAATGCTAGTATAGAAAATCAGACAACTACAGCTGCACTTGCACAGATCCGTAAAGGAGACACTCAGTTCCGTGCTGAAAAGAACGCACCAATCGCTCAAAGACATCAGGGTGCTCATACATCAGAGGTTGACGTAGGTCAAGCTAGAGATCAGTTAAAGCGTACACGTACTGACTGGGGATCTGAAGATGGATCTACAGGTGGTGTTACAACTAATGTTGAACGTGAGCGTATAGCACTAGAAGGTGGTACAACAGACGAGGTCGTTGAACGTACACTACGAGGTCTGATGAGCGATGAGAAGTTTAAAAAAGAAATGGAGTTTGTAAAAGGTGATAGAAAAGCTTTAGCAGATGTTTGGCGTGATGCTGTTCATTCTTACAGAGAAATTATTGAAGGTAGAAATGCAGCTGAAATGCCTGCGGAAGAGTTTTTAAGTGATCTATTTGAAAAACAAAAAGCTTCTATACCACTAGGCGATCAAACATTTGAAACATGGTCTGCTGAAACAGTAGTTACAGCTGACTTAGTAGTTGGATCTTTGCTTAAAAAACTTAGAGATACAGGTATAGCTGGTAGAGAACTAGCAGATTACGTGTCATTAGATGACATTGACGGACCAGCAAAGCAAATAATAGATACTATGTTAACTGCTTTGACACAGACTAAGAAATCTAGGTTTGTAGCATCTGATTATTTTAGATCATTTGGTGCAGGCAAAACTAGAGCACAAGTAAACGATGCAGTTAATCAAGCTGTAGCGTCTGATATGCAAGATGTTAAAGATTCTATACTTTCTATTCTTAAAATTGCTAAAGATGATGCAGATGATAACTTATTAAATGCACTGTTTGAAGCATTTTCTATGATGAAAAATGTAAATAATCTAGATGACTTTGATAATTGGGCAAGAACTATACTAAAAGGTGGACAAATAGGTGGCGAAGGACCAGAACGTACTGGTGCTTTGATACGTAGTTTACAAGAAATGATAAGTCATAGTGTATTAAGTGGACCTAAAACACCACTTCGAGCATTATTAGGTACAGGTAGTGCAACATTCTTGCGTCCTATCTCTACATTTCTTGGAGCTACTATGCGTTTTCCATTTACTGGAGACGCAGCTACAGTACGTAGTAGTCTATCATCTATAAATGGTATGTTTGAAGCTATACCAGAAGCCTTTGATTTGTTTTTTACTAGATTAAATGGTTACTGGAGTGGTGATTTATCTACAATTAAAACTAGATATATTGAGTTTACTAAAGGTGATGCTAACTGGGAAGTTATGCGTAGGTGGGCAGAAGATAGTGGCAGAGCATCTAGAGAAGATCGTGCTATTTTTGCTATGACTAACATGATTCGTGGTATTAATAACAATAATCTTTTTACTTACTCTACTAAGATAATGGCAGCAACTGATGATGCTTTTACATTCTTACTAGGTAGAGCTAAGATGCGTGAAAAAGCTATGCGTCGTGCACTAGAGCTACAAGGTTCTGGTATACAGTTACCACAGCTTAACGCTAATCTTATGAAAGCATACCAAGATGATTTCTATGCAGAAATATTTGATGCGAATGGTAATATTAAAGATGATGCAACTATGTTTGCAAAGAAAGAGGTAACACTTACACAAGATCTAACTGGTTTTGCTAAGGGTCTTAATGATGTTATGACAGCAAATCCTTTTGTAAGACCTTTCTTTTTATTTGCTAGAACTGGTGTAAACGGACTTGCACTAACAGGTAAGCATACACCCGGATTTAACTTTCTTGTAAAAGAGTTTAATGATATAGCTTTTGCCGGACCTAAAGATATACCTAACCTTAAAAAGTATGGTATTAACACCGTAGAAGAACTACAAAATGCTAAAGCACTACAAACAGGTAGATTGGCGATAGGCTCTGCTGTAACCTTTATGGGTATACAAGCATGGATGTCAGGTAGACTTACTGGTGATGGACCTACAGATAGGCAACAACGTCAAGGTTGGATAGATGGTGGTTACTTACCCGGAACTATAGAAATTGGTGGCGTACGAGTTTCTTATGAAGACTTTGAACCATTTGGTTTAACATTAAAAACTATAGCTAATATCGGTGATGCAAGTATACTTATGGGTGAAGAGTGGGCAGAAAAAGAACTACAAAAAACTTCCCTTGTTTTAGCTCAGGCTATATCAGGTAAGTCTTATTTGTCTGGACTTCAACAACTCGTAGATTTAGTAGCTGGTCGCCCCGGTCAGGTAGAACGTATTGCAGCAAGTATAACTAACAATACAATACCTCTTGCAGCTTTACGTAACGAACTAGGTAAACTAATTAGTCCACACATGCGTGAAATTAATTCTGGTGTATTCCAGTCTTGGCAGAACCGTAACTTGGCTACTGAAATTTTACCCGGTATCGAAGGTCTACCTATTAAGTACGATATGCTTAATGGTAAACCACTTAAAAAACATGACTTTATGACTCGTGCATTTAACATGATAAGTCCTGTTCAGCTAAACATGGATCAGAGTGCTGGTAGACAATTTTTGTTTGACAGTGGATATGACCTCAGAATTAGTACATTTTATGCACCTGATGGTACAAACCTAACTGATGATGCAGGGATTAGATCTGAATTTCAGCAAGCTATAGGTAGATATAATTTAGAAGCAACTCTAGAAAAACTATCTCGAGATCCAGAAATGATTGCGTCTATGAAGTTAATGAGAAAAGATATTCGTGCTGGTAATCGTGCAGAATATAATGCTAGAGATTATAAACACAATATTGTAATTGACAGACTGTTTAAAGAAGTTAGAAGACTAGCTTGGAATGACATTAAATATAGACAAGATATTATGGCTTTAATCAGCGAGCAGAAACAGAAAAAAATAGAACAAGCATACAAAACTCAAGAATCAAACAACCTTCTTTCAATGTATAAGTAATGGCAACAACTTTCGTAGATTACACAGGAGACGGAAACGCTACGAAGTCGTTTTCCTTTCCTTCCATCAAAGAAGCAGATATTAAAGTAGATGTAGATGGTGTTATTAAAACAGCCAGTACACACTATAATATAACTAGCTACACAACAACAGGTGGTGGTAATGTTGTCTTCACATCAGGCAACATACCAGCAAGCCCAGC